GTCTCCGGTCATGGTCAGCGTGCCGGAGCCGATGCCGTATGCGGTGTTGGCGACATGGAGATTCTCGATCTCAGCGGTCATCGTGCCGCTGCGGCAGACGAGCCCGTCCGTGCCGGCCGTCGCGGTGAGCCGGTCCCGCACGCGCACGACGCTGACGTCCGAGTCTCCGAGGTCCTTCAGGATCGCCACGCCTGCGGCGCAGGAAGCACGAAGCACGTCCACAGATGCATGGTCCGATACGATGACGTTACCGCTGATCGTCGCGCTCGGAGCGTGCAGCTCGACGTATTGCGGTATGGTGAAGTTCTCCGTGTAGATGCCTGCGTCGTCGCAGCGGATCACTATCCGGTTGGCCGCTCCGGGGACCATGGCCGTCGCCAGCGTGATCGCCTGCCCGATCGTGAGCACGGCCTGCTGCCAGCTCGTGCCGGCCAGCGAGTCGTCTCCGTGCTTGCCGACCCATACGGTCTGCACGCCTGCCGCCGAGGACATGCCGCAGGCTCCGTCGATCCAGGCTCCGTCCGCGGTGAGCCACGTGCCGAGCGCCGGCGTCGCTCCCGTCTCATCCGCCTGCCCCGCTGCCGCCGTGCGGTAGACGCCGTTGCCCGGCGTCATCGCTCCGGCCGCGTCGATTCCGTAGACCGCTCCGGTGAACGTCACGGCGCAGAGCGCCCCGTCCGCGACGCTCGACCCGCTGAGCGCTCCTGGAGCGGCGGACGAGACGATGCCGTAGATGTCGGTCGGCGGGTCCGCGTCGTCGGCGAGCTGCACCTGCGGGATCTCCTCGCCTCCGGTCGGCGTGACCGATCCGGTGATGTGGACGAGCTGCCCTACGTCGATCGACGCGCCCTCGTCGTTGACGCAGATCATCGTGCCGCCCCTGGCGGCGATGCGGTCGAGCACGATCATGTTCTTCCACATGCTCGCCACGCCGGCCCAGCCGTAGGAGGCCGACGCCTCGACTGTCTCCTCATAGCCCGGGATCCGCAGCAGCCCGCGGCTGGTCGGCACCGTCGCCGTGGTCGTCTCGTTGACCGAGCTCCCGTCCGCCAGGTAGACGCCGCACTCGATCTGATACGACCCCTCGAGGTCCGGCGTGAAGGTCGGGCTCGCGGCCAGCGGGTCGGACAGCACGGAGGTCGACCCCTCGGGAGGGGTGAGCACCCAGTTGTACGTGCTGATCGACCCGGAGTCGACTGCGGCGCTCAGCGTGATGAGCACGCCGCTGTCGGCGTCCAGCTTCGGCCCGGCGGCTCCGTCCAGCTTGATCGTCAATGTGGTCATGTCGTCACCCTATGCAACCGTGATGTCCGCGGCGTCGATCAGGCCGATCTCGTCGTCGGCGATCGTGATCGGCGCCGCGTCGCCGGGCCACGCGACGAACGGCAGCGCGGCCTTGAGCTTCAGCTGGATCTGGACGGTCAGGACGCCGGCTATGTCGCCTGCCGTGCCGTACATCGGCCCCGGGTTGACGTCGTCTCCGACCCTGAGCCCGGCGAAATAGTTCTGCACGCAGGTCTTGATCTGCGCGTCGCCGTCTGCCGGGTACAGGCTCGCATCCACAGTGCGCGTGACCTTCACCGCACAGTCGATGCCCGACGCATATTGCCATGTCAGGGTCTGATCGTAGCCCTGAGAGTCCGTGATCGTCGCCGTGCGGATCGTTCCGGCCGGGTCTCCCCACGCCTCGATGCCTGCAGGCATGCGCTCCCAAATCGTCTGCGCGATCTCGTCTTCCGCGTCCGCGTCCGCCGACAGGTCCGGATAGATGATCGTCCAGAACGACTTGGCCGGCTGGCCCGTGACCGGGTCCGCGGTGATCGCCCGGTTGGAGAGCACGAAGGCGCTCGTCACCTCGTCGATCGCGGCCAGCGCCGCGCGGATCGCCTGATCCGCGGCCGTGCCGGTGATGGACAGAGACTCCTCACGCCGCTGCCTCAGCTCGTCGTCCGTCTCCTCGTCTGTGCCCTGGTCTGTCCATGTCCCGAGAGCTGCGGGGTTGTTCACCGACGTCCAGCCGGCGATCGGATTGACGATATCCTGTATCTGATCAGAGCTGATGCTCAGCTGCCCGGCGGTCTGCGCCTCGACGAGCACGTCGACGTAGCCGACGCCGCCCACCACCCAGGTTCCGCCGGTCGGCTCCGGCAGGATGTTGAACAGATCGCCGGTTGATCCCTTGCGCACGACGCCGGGCGTCGGGTCCGTCCAGTCCGGGATCGTCGTGCCGACCGTGCCGTAGCACCGTACGGTCCCGTTGGCCTTCGTCGCCTCCAGCCGCGTCACGCCGACCAGCGCCGAGACGTTGTCCAGCTGCACCCCGTCCGCGTTGTCCGGATTGAGAGCGTCCCAGACCTCGAGCAGCCCCTGCCACGCCAGATGGATGTTGTATGCGTGGATCGATACAAGTCTGTACAAGTTGGAGCTGGGAGACGTGTCCACGTCGATCCCGAGCCCGTTCGGCGGCGGCTGCTTCAGCCGGGCCAGGATGTCGTCCCGGATCTCCTCGAGCGTCTTGATCTGCAGGCCTCCAGGCCCGAGTCCTGCCGGCATGGCTCACCTATCCCGTAATCAGCGTCGAGTCGACTCCGCCCTCGCCGTCGGCGAGCGTGTATCGGTACTCGACTTCCATCGATCGGTCGTCTCCGAGAGTCAGGTCGATCTCCTCGATCGACGCGACTCCGAGCAGGCCTCGCAGATACCTCTTAAGGAATATCTCCGCCGCCTGCGGCTTGAACGGCTTCATCCGGAACCATTCGCTCCACGGCACTCCTGCGGACAGGTCCATGAACCACTCGCCGCGGTGCAGCCTGAGCGCGATCGTCGAGCGCTGCGGCACGGCTTCGTTGCCTGCGATCAGAGCGATGTCGCCGCCCTCGATCGCCAGGTCGCGCACCGTCTCGTCGATCTTCAGGTCCTGGATGCTCACTTGCCGCCCTCCTGCAGGCGCCTCATGTGCTCGGCGTGATCAGCGGCCGCCTTGTCGCGCGCCAAGCGCTCATGGTACTCAGGCGAGCCCTCCGGGTCGGCGTTGTCGGCGACCCGGCAGACCGTCCGGGCGGCCTGCGCGGCGAATTCGCGCACCTCCATGATTCGCGCCTCGATCGAGCTCGAGTAGCCGTCGATCTTCTCGATCGACCAGTCGGAAGGGTACTCGTAGGCGGCCGCTGACGCCGACAGGTCGTCGAGCGCCTTGCTGATCGCTGCTTCCGCCGCTGCGGCTGCTTCTCTCATGTGATCCTCTCCGAGTCCATGCGCGCGATCCACACGCGCCGTCTGTCGTCCGAGTCGAGCGCGAACCGCTGCGGGTGCAGCCCGACTCCGTTCAAGCTCCGATGGGAGCCGTATGCCTTACAGTACACCAGCCCGCTCGACTCGACAACAACCGAATCGATGACGAACGCATGACCGGCCCATACGCCCCTCGTCCGGCGCCACCACTGGACCACGTCGCCGCGCACCGCGTCCTCCGGATCGAGGATCATGCGCCCCATGCCGGCCTGGACGATCGCACCAGGAGCGCCGTGGATGCGCGCGTCGTTCCTCTCTACCAGGTCTGCCAGCCCGCCGCGCGGGACGTCGCTCATGTTGACCCGCTCTCCGATCGCCGCGGGCAGCCGATAGGACGGGTCGTTCCGGAGCATGGCGATCTGCTTCTCGATCGCCAGCCGGACGAACTCGGAGCAGGGCATGTCCGACCAGCTCAGGTCCCGCATCGTCGAGCCTAGCGAAACGGCGACGTCGTACAGATCGCAGCGCATCAGGGAGCCTCCATGGATGTCAACGCCGCAACAATCTCGGCAAACAGCGGCTGTAGAGCAGCTGCTGTTTGTCCGGTCCCGATGTTTACAAGCGGTCCTGGGGGCGCTCCAATCCGTGCCAAGCCTCCAGTACCTATTATTTCAACCAAATCCCTCAGAATAAACAATATGCTGATAGGGATCGGAATGGGGGGGTACAGCGTTCCGACTCCGGCGGCCATCCCACGAGCCTGTATCTGTCCAATCAAATTGGTCTTAAACTCAGCCCCGAATGATCCTGAAATGGAAATTGCTGCAGCGTTTACAGTCGCATTATCTGCCGCGTTTACAGTCGCATTGCCTCCCGCATCAATCTTGAGCTCCGAGCCGCCCGGTCCGGCGATCACGACCTCGCCCGCCGACTCGTCGAGCCGGACGGAGAAGTCGCCGGACTCGATCACGAGCTGATCGGCTCCGGCCCCGGACTGCGCGCCGTTGAACGGCTCGATGCCCGGCAGAAACACCGCGTCGCTCAGATCGTAGGTCCGCCTGGACGTCGGCTCGACGTCGTCCCCTCCCAGTGCCAGCCAGTCGTCTATGGACCGCTCGCCGAATATGAGCAGGCCGGTATCCCCTTCGGCCAGCCCCCATGAGATCTGAAACCCGCCGCCTCGAGGAAACGCCACAGGCACGCCCGTGATCGTCGGAGCCTGCCGCGTCTCGCCGTCCGAGAACCGCGCCCGAAGCACCGGCCGCACCTGAGCCCGCTTCTGCGCCGCGTCGTAGCTCAACACGACGCCGGGCGTGCTCGTGTGGAGCGCCCTGATCTGCGCCTTGATCGCGTCGGTCAGCACGGACGCGAATTCGATCGCCTGTGGTTCCGTCGTCATTCGTTGCCCTCGATCTCGGTGTAGTAGTCCGGCGCCCAGCCCGAGTCGCCTCTGTGCTTGACGGAGAACGGCTTGACGATGCCGGACCATGCGGCGCTTGAGATCTGCAGCCGCCGTTTCGGCTTGATCCGTCCGTTGAGCAGGCACCTGGCAGCAATGCGGCCGTCGTCCATGCGCTCGACCGTTCCTACGAGCCCCGTGCTCGAAGACAGCAGTACGGCCGTCTCGCCGGTCGAGCCGCCTGCAGTCCACACGGCCAGCTCTCCGTCCTGGATCGCCCACCGCACGCCTGCGGAGCGGGCGACGTCGTCCAGCGCCTGCCTCGCCGGACCCATGATCGAGAATCCGCCCTGGTATTCCAGGTCGAGCGCTCCGTCCGGCAGGCCGGAGAAGTCGAGACCCATGGCCTCGGCGATCCCGCGCAGCAGATCGCTCGTGAGGATCGGGCCGTCCCAGCTGCGGCTCAGCCGCGCAGTCGAGTAGATCGTCCCGCCGTCGGCCGCCTCGAGCGTGGTGATCCAGTCCGGCCCCTCCTTGACGTGCTTCACCGTCCCTGCCCGCACGTCGCCGAAGAAGATCTGCGGCGGCTTGGCGCCCTGGCCGCGGTATCCGGCGAAGAGACGGACGATCATGTCCGGCTGCTGCAGCATGCCGCGGCTGTCCTCGTTGAGGTTGTAGACGGTCAGAGCAAGCGTGTCCGGCTCGCGGCTCGACGTCTTGACGGCCTCGAACGTGAAGCGCAGGTCCGTCCAGCTCTTGCCCGTCTCCCCTGCCCGCCCGGCGTCCAGCCGGACGACTCGATCGAAGAATCGCTTGTCCATCCTACGTGATCGCTATGCTGATGCCCGGCTCTCCTGCCGCCGCAGCGGCCTCGATCGCGTCCAGCTCGTCGCCGGTCAGGTACAGGAGAACAGCGTCCGTCCCGAGGTTCGTCCGCGTGATCGCCGCGACAGGCTCCGAGTCGTCCGTAGACGTGGAGGCGACGAACAGCGTCCCGGCCGGCGCGCCGTCGCCGCGCAGCCTGGAGAACAAAGGCCAGTTGAGCTGCAGCTTCGATCCCTTCCACAGCTCGGAGCCGTCCGCGGCGTACAGGTCGGCATACCACGCCTGCACGCGGTCGCTCCACCATATCCGGAGCCTGTACGAGACGCCGTCCAGGCTGATCGTCTCCGTCCAGTCCGTCAACCCCTCGTTGTCCGCCAGATTGTTGAACACCGGGATGACCTGAGACACTTGACTCGACCTCCGACCTGTGAGATAGTCGACGCATCCTCCTTTCGGTTGATGCGTTGTCTGCGGGGCTCTCCACCACGGGGAGTCCCGCGCCTAGAACCAGGAGTCCGCGATCCCGGCCAGCACCGACTTGCCGCGGTCCTCGGCCGCCTGCTCTCCTTCCGTCTCCGCGTCCGCTCCCTGCTGCCGCCCTACGTCCCGATTGCCCGGCGAGGAGTGCCTCACCCTCTCGTCGTACCGCTCCGGCGGAAGCTCGACGTCCTGACTCGACGCCACCCGGATCTCGCGCAGCATGATGGACTGCTCGATCCACTGCGGGCCGCCGTCCGTGTCCGCGTCGTTCAGGTTTGTTATGATCATGTTCTCATAGTCGGCCCTGTGCGTCGCGACGGTCAGCAGCCGCTTCTCGTTCCACAGGCGGACAAGTTCGTCCCAGACCAGCAGGTCTCGGTCAGGCTGCGCCTCGATCAGCGGAGACAGCGCAGTGGCCGACGCGATCTCCACGATCGACAGGGAGAGCGGAGACAGCTGAACGTGGTCGGTCACGTCCGAGCCGTCCTCGACCGGGTGATCGGTGATCGTGCCTTCCCTGCCGTGCTGCTCCATGACCGCCGCGTCGAAGACGACCAGCTCCATGCCGGTCTCCTGGTCGTAGATCACGGCTCCCGTGCTGCGCGGCGGCCTGACAAGCGGGATCTGAGCGCTCATTCCAGACCTCCTTCCGTCGCGGTCTGCAGGTCGCGCAGCGGCTTGGCGAGCGCGTCCTCGACGCCCTGCCGCACGACCTGTCTGGTCTGCTCGCCGTCCATCGCCGTCGAGCCCTGGATCTCCACGGAGACCGACCCGACGCTGACTGACGCATTGGCCTGATTGCGGGCCGCCTGCCGTTCGGCCATCTGGAACGCCAGTCTGCGCATGGCGTCCGCGCCTAGCCCGCGCGCCTGCCCGATCCTCCTGGCCCTCTCCAGGATCTGCTGCTGCTCCTCCGTGCTCAGCGTGCCCGCGGCAGATGCCCTCTGCTGCTCTTTGCGCTGCGCCTCCGTTGATACGAGCCCCAGCGCCTGGCCCACCTCTCGGATCACGGCCGCCCGGTCGCCGATCGCGTCAAGCATCTCGATGAACGCATGCAACTTGTCGGCGATCCACTCGAAGATCGGCCTGATGTTCGATCTGTACCACTGCGCGATCGCCGCGTCGCTCGTATCGAGCCAATCCATCAGCCGCCCGGCGAGCGAGTCCGCGCCTGTAAAGAATCTATACAGGTCCTCGATGATCAGACCGACCGCGGCGATCAGAGCGAAGATCGCAGCCTGAGCAAGAGCCGCCTGGACCTTCAGCCAGCTGAACGCCTTGCCGGTCCCGATCGTCAAACCGAGCAGCGCCTTCATGCCGAGCAGCAGGTTCGTCCCGACGAGCCCGATCAGCACGACCTTGAGCGCGGTCGCCGCCGTCGCCACGCCGCCGATCGCGTCGAGCAGCTTCTTGAGCCAGCCGACCAGAATCACGATGGGCTTGAACGCCATCCGCGCCGCGTCGGCCAGCCCGACCAGCACGCCCTGGATGTTCTGCGCGATGATCTCCCGGTTGGCGGTGAACCAGTCTCTGAGCCCTTGTGCATATTCGATGATGGCGGGCATCACGCTGGACCCGATAATGAACCGGATGCCGCGGAACGCCTTCTTTACCTCGTCGATGCTGTCGCTGAAGACCTCGGATCGCTTTGCGACGTCCTCGGAGAGCACGATGCCGAGATCCCGCGCCTCCTGGCGCATGGCCTGGATCCCCTCCGAGCCGGCCATGAAGAAATTTTGCAGCTTCTTGGCCGATCCTCCGAGCAGCTTCTCCGCGATCGCCAGCCGCTTCGTGTCGTCGGCCACGGCCCTCATTCCGTCGGCCACGTCGAGCAGCAGCTCTTCCTGGTCCCTCAGATTGCCCTGAGAGTCGGTCAACGTGACTCCGAGCTCCCGGAACATGTCGGCGAACTGGAGGTTGCCCATGAACGCCGCGTCATATGCGTTCTTGGACAAGTCCTTGATTACGTCGGTCACCTCCATGATGTTCGAGCCGCTCTGCTCGGCTGCGTGAGCCAGTTCCTGGTAGCTCTCGATCGTCAACCCGAACATCCGCGCCTGCTTCGCCGCCTGGTCTCCCGCCGCCGCCGTCTCGGAAGCCAGCCCGAACAGCGCCGCGCCTGCGGCGGCGCCCGCAGCGGCAAGCGCCTTGGCCGCGGCCTTGGCCGCGTTCAGGCTCGCCGTGTACTTCTCAGCCCCGCTCGTGTCGGCATCGAAGCCGAGCTTGGTCAGGAGTTCTCTAAGATACGGCATTGCGTCGCTCCGCGTCCTGCATGGCGATCCGCTCGATCTGCGCCTTGGCGATCAGGGCGGCGTGCGCTTCCATGAGATCGGCCGTCGTCCAGCAGAGCCTGACCTCAGCCAGGCCGGACGCAAGACCTTCGGACACGGGCCGCCAGATCATCCACTCGACGTCCGCCGCTTCGGCGGCTTCCTCGATGCGCCGCCCTGCGTCTTCGGAGAGCCCTGAGCCGCCGCCCCGGCTAAAGGGACGTTGAGCCGCTTGAGCGCGTCGCCGAAGTTGTCGATCACGAGCCGCTTGACCGCCGCGCCCAGCTCGCCGTAGTTGGCCTGATAGGCCAGATCGAACTGGTGATCGTCCCGCAGCGCCTTGCCGTCCCGGAATGCGTGGCGCATCAGGTCCTGGACGAACCGCTCGTCGTCCAGGATGCGCTCGGCGGCCCCGCTGATCACGGCGCCCAGCCTATCCCACTCCACATCTCCGTCGAGGCCCGGCCCGTCTCCGACTGCCTCGACCAGCTCGGCCAGCGCCGGGCCGATGATCCTGCTCAGGCGCATCATCAGCCGGTAGCCGTCCCTGCCGCCGTGCAGCACATGCCTGTATGAGTGAGCCGATCCGGAGTCGTCGTCCAGCTCGAACTCAATGGTGCTCGTCTTCAGGTTGCTCGTGTCTTCCATGGCGTTCAGCCTCCGTACAGGCCAGATGCCCCGATCAGCCGAGCGGCGTCGGGACGGTGCCGAGATTCGCTTCCAGCGTCGAGCCGCACTCGATCTCCCAGGAGAGCTGCGGGACCTCCGCGCCGTACGCCTTGTCCGGACGCTTGGTCACCCAAGCCTGCGGCGACACGAGCGACGCGCCGGAGCGGGCGTCGATGATCGACAACGCGAAGCACCCGAGCCCGGTCGCCTCGTCCGTGATCCGGTAGCCGTCGATGATGTTGTTGATCAGCGACGTGCCGAGCACGTTGAACGTGACCATCGTCCGCCGATCGTTGTGCTTGGCTCGAGCGACCTCGCCGCCGATCCCGGCTCGGCTGACCCAGGTAGGCGACGTGTGCGTGATCGTGATCGCGTCGCCGTCGCTCCAGCCGTCGATCGGGACGCCGTTGATGGAGACGGAGACGACCTTGATGTCGTAAGTCCCGGCCATCGGGTTCACAGGCATGGCGATCTCCTATCTGAGCCGACTCAGGCGGTCGGCGCGGTGAACGAAACGGAGACGGTCCCGGCGACCGTGACGCTCTGCACGGCCCCGCTCGGCTGCGCGCCGAACTCGTAGGTCAGGCTGCGCGCCGTGCGCTGCGCCGGCGTGACGTCTGCCAGCGCCGGCATCTGCACGGCGCTCGACCCCTCGATGAAGTGGCCGACGCCCTCGCCGCGCTGCAGGACGACGAGCGTCAGGCCTTCGAGGATCTTGAATCCCGCATCGGTATACGGGATCCTTCGTCCTGCGTTCGACGCGTTGACGAACGCCTGCATGAGGTCCTCGCGGATCCGGGCCGCGGCCCAGTCCGCCGACACGCGCACGTCGAGCCACCTCCCCTTGGCCGTGTAGCCCTTGCCGAACGCGCCGACGCCGCCCATCGTGGTGTAGTAGTTGGCGTATTTGCCGTCCATGATCGTCTGGATCCCGGACGTGTAGCTCTGCGCCGTGACGCCGGTGAGCGTCTGGCAGTACGCGATGGTCGCGTAGGAATCCGGGCTGAAGGCGAAGTACTTGCAGCACAGAGCCCATCCGAGCATCTCGGCCGGAGTCGGGTGGTAGCAGACGACCGTGTACTCGAGTCCTGCCGCCTTGGCCAGTGCGGCGATGGACGTCGCCTCGACGGCCGATCCGGGGATGTCGGCGTCGTCCGAGTCGGCGAACAGGATCCGGCCGTTCGTCTCCGCCCACAGGCTCGCCGTGCCCGTGTTCGGGGACGCGACGTAGTCCGCATCCGTCGCGTCCTTGACGGCGAAGCCGTAGAAGCCCTGGTACAGCTCCCACAGGTCGTCGAGCGCGTCCTTGATCGTCGCGTGCTCCGAGCCCCAGACGCCGACCGCGATGGTCTTCGGCCGCGGAGACTGCGTGAAGGCATACCCGATCTCGTCGACGTCCGCCGCGACGCCGAACAGCGCCTGGTCCGCGCTCAGTTCGGACGGCAACGAGTACTCCTTGTAGAAGTTCAGGAACTCGTCGATCAGGACGCCGCCGTCCACGGTTGCATCGTCGATGTCCTCAGCCGTCGTGATCGTGGTGTTTCCGGCGCCGAACACCGCGTCGCCGCTGCACGTGTAGATGCCGTCGTTGCCCGTGCTGGCGTAGATGCGGAGCTCGTCGCCGTCCTTGAAATGCGCGGTGTGGTCGCCCACGATCGTGATCGTGTTGGCCGGAGCCACGCCGATCCCCGTGATCGCGTAGTCGCCGTCGGCCAGCGGAACGAGGATCAGCGGCGTGCCGAACGCCGTCTTGCCGACGCTCGACGCGTCCAAGCTCACGCTGACTGCAATTTCACCATCGAAGCTCATGGGACCTCCTGTCAGGGATAGTCGACCTTGACCGGCGCCTCGCCGACCGTTCCGTCGGCGTGGATCTCCTGGATTGAGCCGACATCCTCAGTAAGCCTCAAACTGAACAGGAATGCAAGATCCAACTGCATGACCCTGTACGGCTGTTCATCCTCGAGGACAGAGACGTCGTTCGGGCCGCCGTCCACGCCGATGATCGACAGGCCGGCAGCCCTGTTCGTCTCGACAGACGACGGGAGCTTGAAGTCCATGCTCGCCGTCTGCGCCATGTTGCGCGCGTCGAACCCGAAGCACTTGACCGAGACGGACCCGCGCTTGATCTGGTCGACGCGGTACTCGTAGTCCGTCGGCGCGCCGCCCGCCTCGTCTACCAGCGCCCGCTCGCCCTGTCCGACGTCGACAACGGAGACCGGCTGCAGCGTGACGTAAGGCCACGCCGGGCGCGGGGCGCTCTGGTTCGCGTAGATCACCGGGATGCCGGAGCCTACTTTGTCCATCGCCGCCTGGAGCCACGCCTGAATCGCGGCCTCCCACGGCTCCGGCTCGTACTGCGTGCGCGCCGTCATGACTCCTCCCCTCCCTCCGGAGGCCTGACCTCCCGGAGCGCGTAGCGCGTGTGCCGCACCGGTCGCGGGCTCCACGTCGGGAGATTCTCCGGCATCTCCTCCACCACCTCGTATTGATGCCCGTCATCGGCGATCAGCCTGTCGGCCTTGCGCCCTGCCGACCGCGCGCCGGACGTGTCGCCCTCGACGAGCGTCCTCAGCTCCTGGTCGCCGCGCACCAGGTAGAACGCCCACTCTACGCGGTTCTCCTTCTGCCCCTCGGTCCTCAGCTCCATCTGGCGCGTCGTGAGCCGCTGCAGGATGCCGGTCACCGAGATCTCTTCCAGCTCTGCCGACCAGACGCCGGCCGTGAAGGCGCCTCCTGTCTCCCGCACGACGACGAACGACCTGGACAGCACGGCGGCAATCATCTCGTCCTCCCGATCACCACCCGCTCGCCCTTGCGCACCTCGACCTGGATGGAGTTGCGCAGAGCCGTTGTGTCGACGAGCCCGCTCACCGGCTCGCCCTTGGAGTTCGTCCAGTTCACGAACTCGACGGACTCCCGGATGTCCTTCTGCGCCCGGACGCCCAGCGACTGGAGCGCCTTCTCCGGAGTCAAGCGCCCGTCCTGCACCATGGCCAGCAGCGACGCGCGCAGCCGGTCGTAGTCCGCCCTGTTCTTGTCCAGACCCTTGCGCATCCAGGCCTTTTCCGGCACCTTGCCGCCGTCCGACCCGAACTCGTGCAGTCCGCCGTACAGGGCGATGGGGTAGTCGATTTTGGAAGGAGGCACGTCCTTGCCGAACATGCCCATGACCGAGCCCTCGAATATCCCGACCAGAGCAGCCAGCTCGCCGAGCTCCAGCGTAGCCTTCATGGCCCGCTCGAAGCCGTTGTCCCTCTCGACCAGCTGGACCTTGACCCCCTGGCTCATAGTCCCGGACTCTCTCTGTATGGGTAGAGCATGCGGCCCTTGTCCGTAGCGAGCTGCGTCTCGCTCCAGCTCACGGACACGGATCCGATCGCTCCGGCCGACGCGCCGGGCAGCCGCTTGACGTACCAGTTGCATGCCCACATCAGAACGAACGACTGCACGGACGACGGAAGCGCCACGGAGAACGGAGCGAGAGCCGACTCGTAGTCGGCGAAGTCGGACTGGCAGTACTGGTCGGCCTCGCAGCAGGCCTCGATCCAGCATGCGGCCGCCATCTCGGCCGACATGTCCGACTCGGCGACGCCGAGCCAGTCCGCCATATGAGACACGAATCCAGGCACCTCGGACGTAGAACCCATGCGGTCCTGGATCGTCGTGTAGACCGTGCCCTCGTATGTCCGCGTCTCCGTCATGCGATCGCCTCCAGCCGTTCGACCAGCTCGTCGAGCTGCGCCTCGTGCAGAGCCGCGACCCGATCTGCGTTCATGATAGCACGGCCGGCCAGATCGTCAAAGCGTTCCTGGTCGTCGAACAGCCGCGCGATCTCCTTGACCCACCGCGCCGCGTCGTGGGGCAGGAACACCGCCCCGTCCCCGAGCGACTCCCGCAGGCTCGGCAGGTCCGACGCGATCACGGGGATGCCGTTCCACTGCGCTTCTACGGCCGCCATGCCCCAGCTCTCATGCAGGCTCGGCATGAGCAGCACGCGAAGCCGGGCGAACAGCTCATGGATCGGACCGGGCGTCCATTCGTCGAGGTTGCGCTCGCGCATCGGGACGCGGATGCCGTAGCCGCCGAGCTGAGCGATGAACATCTCGCTCGGCATGGCCCTCACGACGTCCATGAACAGGTCGGCGCCCTTGTCGGCGATCGGATTCGCGATCCCGACCGCGTCCTGACAGGTGTGGACTCCGGGGATGCCCTGCACCTCGATCCGCTCGACGTCCAGCGGCGGCACGAGCACGCAGGCCGGCAGATCGCCGATGTGATGCCTCGACGCCGCAAGCGTGACCGGCGAGTTGGCTATCCACAGCGCCGCCGACGGACGCACCGGCGCGGAGATCGTCGCCGGGCTCCAGGCGTTGTGCATCACGACGCAGGCCGGGCACGGAGCCTGCTGCAGCGTCTGCGCCGCCCACTCGTACTGAGTCAGCACGACCTGGGGCTTGACCTCACGGCAGACAGCGGCGAAGTCGCGCATGGACCGGCGGCGCCAGATCTTGACGCCGCGGTCGCCGTCGATCCGCCTGGCCCCGTTCGGCGTGGATGTCAGGATGTGGACCTCGTGTCCGCGCGACGCCAGCTCGACCGCGACGCCCTCCGTGTAGAACTCGCTTCCGGCCATCCGCGGCCGGTAGTGGCGGGTGGTCCACAGGAGGCGCATGGGCTCAGGCCTCCTGGCGCACGACGAACCAGTGCTCGTCGACGGTCCAGCTCGTCATCCGCTCCGCGTTGAACCCGGCATCCTTCAGCATGGCGGATACCTCGTCCGGCTCGTACCCGCGCATGCACGGCACGGGCCGCTCATCCTCCGGGCCGTCCCACGGCCTCACGGCCGGCGAGTCCGCGCGCAGCAGCTGGAACACGAAGCGGCCCGTGCTGCTCAGGAGCCGGCGTACCTGATGGAAGATCCGCTGCACTTCCGCCTTGCGCAAGTGCTGAAACACGATACACTCATAGACTACGTCGAATTTCGGCACGCCGGGCATGATCGCCCCGATGTCCTGCAGCCTGCCGTGCATGAGCAGAATGCTTCCCATACCCCGCGTCACGCCGGCTCCGAGCTCGATCATCTCCTTGCTCGGATCGATTCCGTAAAGACAGTGTTCCTGGATCCGCCCCGCGCCGATCGCCGCCAGATTGAACCCGGGCCCGCAGCCGATCTCGAGCACGATGTCTCCCGGCTTGATCTGACTCGGGATCCGGCACCGGGCCAGCTTGAGCGCCGAGTGCCCGATGCATTCGACGATCACATCAGGCCCCATGACTCTGCCCCGCGCTCCCACCTCTGTGTGCACGAGACTCAAACCGTTGTGCAGCAGCTCACGGTCCCAGATCTCTCCGTAGTCGAATTCGCTCATGATCGATCCCCGTTCATCTTCCGCGTCACCTGTCCGGGATGCACCCGGTAGATCGCTCCGTGGTAGTCGTCGTCCCGATGCAGCCTGCCGCCGGCCTTGTACAGCCGGCGGAACGTCTCCTGATCATCGTCGCCTGGCTTGAGCCGCGCAGTCCCGTAGCTGCCGGCGGCGAGCAGCGACGCACGCCGCATGAGCGCCGTGCAGTGCGGAATCGTACTGTGCGCGGCGATCGACTCCACGGGCAGACGCGGCCATTCGCCCGGCTCAAGCCGGAATCCTTGATCGTCGTCCGGCCATGCAACCAGCATGCGGCATGACCACAGGTCCAGGCCGTGCTCGTCCGCCGCCTCGACGGAGCGCGCCAGATAGTCGGGCATCAGCACGTCGTCATAGTCCAGCGGCTTGACGTACTCGCTCGTCGACTGCTCGATGCACTGGCGGAACGCCCAGCCCATGTGCTCCTGATTCGCAGGCTCGCCGCTGCAGACCCAGTCGATCCCGCCGTAGCGGTCGGCGACCTCCTGAGCCTGATCCGGCAGGCCGTCGAAGCAGAGCACGACCTTGAAGTCCCGATACGTCTGGCGCGTGATTGAGAACATCGCCGCGTCGAGCCAGGACAGCCGATCACAGCCGTGGTGGTACCGGAGCATGACCGTCACGCGAGGATCGTCCCGGCTCGGGTCCGGCAGCAGCCCCTCGACGTCGAGCAGCCGGCGGCCGAACTTCTCCGGCCAGCCGCCGTCGACCATGAACGGCTCGACAGCCGACACGCACGGCTCGGATGCGCACGCCGCCGCGCGCCTGATCGCCGCAGCCGCATCACGGCCCATCCGCCGCCAGTCGACGTCCGCCCTGCCCGTGCTCTTGCCGTCCGAGTCGTCGAAGTCGTACAGCGCGCCGGTCTTCCCTTCCTCGATCAGGCCGATCGCGTTGGCTCCCCGAGTGACGGCCGCCGGCAGGCCGCAGGCGAGCGCCTCGACGAGCGACAGGCAGAATCCTTCGGTCGGGCTCGTCGCGACGAACACGTCGTGATCGGAGAACATGCGCGCGTAGTCCGTCGTGATGTCGAAGCCTTTGATGTGCAGACGGTCATGCACTCCGAGCCTCGAGCACTCCCCGAGCAGACGGGCCGTCGCGCCGGTCTGCCAGGTCATGACGGACTCGTGGTATGAGTCGTCCACGCCGCTGTAGAGCGTGATCTCGATCTCGGGGTCCGCGGCCAGGATCGACGGGATGCAGCCGCCGCCCTTGTCCGGCGAGATGCGGCCGACGTAGACGGCCCTGATCCGGCCGCCGTCCGTGATCGGAGCGCGGCCGCTGATCCGAGACGGACGCATCATAGGCGGCGACACGACGACGGGCGGTTCGTCCGACTGGCCGGCCATCCATCGATCCATGTCCGGATTGCTGAGGATGCCCTCGCTGGCAGGCATGCATCTGCCCCACCGGCAGGCCGGCGGGTAGACGCGCCCGTGGTCGCCCGCGTGCTGATTCGCGATGATCGCGTCGTGCCGGACGGACGGGTCCGTGATCGCAGCCCGCTCGTCCTCGGGCAGCAGCCGCCCATAGATGCACGTGACGTGCGTTGACGCCCTGTCGTACAGCCGGACGATCGCCGGCGGCTCATCTAGCTCCCGCTCGATCGCGTCGACCAGGTTCCATCTCCCCTGCGGCCAGCGCTGCACCAGGATCTGCGCCCGCTCCCTGAGCCACGGAGGCAGCGCCCTGACATAGCGCCAGACCGCCTGCTGCGTCCCGCCGATGCCCATATCGTAGATGACCCACGTCCACAGCGGGGGGCGCATGTCTCGGACTGTCGGCTCCCTGATCAGCGCCGCACGCTCCATGTCGGCCCGCAGCGTGTGCGCGGCAAGCGCATCCTCTCCATACTCGATCCCGGCCATGACCGCATGGCCCTGAGCCGCCGCTGCCAGACATCCGGATGCAAGCACGAGGTCCGGCTGTTCCTCGTCGATCCACGCCGCGACGTTGCGCACGTCCCGCCTGGACGCGCCCATGCGGATCCGCACGCCGCGCACGTCGCCGAAGCGGCGTCGCGGGGCGAGCGGATCCCTCCACGACGTGATCAGCGTGACGGCATGGCCGGACGCGGCTAGGGCCTCTGCCCTGGCCAGGTCAAGGTGCTCGGAGATCAGGACGATGCGCATGGACGGATCAGGCGTCCGGGCGGTAGGCCGGGTTGTTCACCTGAGTGATCGCGCCGCGCTCCGACTGGCGGCGCTTGATCTCTGCCGGACTGTACACCCTGTTGCGGCTCGGACGGCACCGCTGCGTCGGCTCGCCCGGATCGTTCTTCGCGTCGCCGGCGTTGACGTATTCCGCCAGGCCGTTGCGCACGAGCATGTGCCCGACGGCGAAGTCGGCCGCGATTTCCGCGCCCTCGTCGTAGCGCTTCGAACCGCAGCTGATCGGCCGCAGCGCCTTGATCTTCACCTTGCCGCGCCGCTTGTTTGAGTTGATCTGCATGTCGATATCCCTTCACTGAAAAGCCCCGGCCTGTACGGGGGCCGAGGCTCGGTTCCGGATCCATGCAGCCTGTTGGGATCCGGTCCTAAGGCGGACTAGACCCGGGAGAGACCGTACTCTCTCCCGCCCGCCTGTTCGTGATCAGGAGCTGGAGCCGCCCGGCGCCGAGTCGAAGGTGATCTTCACGAACGCCTCGGGCAGCTCGGTGCTGAAGCAGACGCGCTCCTCCCCGAGCAGATCCACCATGTTGCGGGTGAAGTGATCCTCGTGCTGGGTGGCGATGGACACCATGGCCTCCTCTCTGTCCCAGAGCGTGGCCCCGCGCTTGAAGTCGCCGATCAGCGCCTCTCCTTGCGCGATCGCCGTGTTTTCGACTACCGGCACGCCCCACAGCGTCGGGACCTCGCCGTCCTCGAAGGCGGATCCGACGAGGTAGTGCCCGTCCGAGCCCTTCAGCTTGCGGATGCTGGTCAGGTCTGTCGGGTTGATCAGGATCGCGTTGGGCAGGTACCCGCCGAGCGCGGCCAGCGTCTTCCCCTCCAGGATCGCATCGGCCATCGTGTCTCCAGCGTCGCCGGAGCTCCACAGATATGACAGCACGGACGGGTTGATCATCAACCCGAGCAGGTCGGTACCGGTCCCGGAGCCGTAAAGAATCTGCTGCGTCTCGGAGCGCATCAGGCCGTACATCAGCCTGTTGTCGATCCGGTCGCGAAGCACGGGGTAGTCCTGCAGATACCGCTTCGGCAGCGGGATGGTCGTGGCCAGCGTCCCGACCGAGCAGGTCCGCTGAACGTATGTCAGCTTCGCCGACGGCTTGAGGTTCGTGTCCGCCGTGAATGTGAACGTATCGGAATGCACCTCGGCTCCGATCGCGTAGGTGTGCGTGCCGGTGATGCCCGCGGTCAGGGTCACAACGCCGGCGTCTCCGTCGTCGCCCACCGCGACCGAGTCCACCTCGGCGGTCTGAGAGTTCGAGCCTTCCTCAATCGTGATCTCCTGGCCCGGGTAGAACCCGTTGGCGTTGCTCACGGCCAGGGTCAGGTCCCCAGGAGCGGACGCGGCGGTCAGCTCCGTCCTCAGCTCGTGGTAGTTCGTCTCCTCGATCCACTCGATGAGGTCGCTCTCCACGGTGATGGTGTTGAGCAGGTCCCGCAGACTGACCATGAGGTCCGGAGCGCTCACGAGGTCGCCCCATCGGTAGCTGTACTGAGCCGAGAACGCCGCGGCGCTCGCCGTGTCGATCCCGCTGTACTCGGCCTTGCGGCCCATGCGTCTCAGCCGCGCGTGCCACGACTTCAGGCCTCCCGGCACCGCTACCTGCAGGCCATTGTACTCGGCGGCGCCGGCTTTGCGCTCGACAAGCGCCTTGTATTCCTTGCTGTTGGTGAACGCTTCGCCTGGACTCTGCAGCTTGTCGGCCGCTGCTCCGGTCGGGAGTCCGGTGCCGAAGCTCGCCTTGGCGTTGAGCAGCTGCTGATACTGCTTGACCGCGTCGCGGGTCGCCTCGTCGAGCTTCTTGTTCAGCTCGGACATGGCCTTGGCGCTCTCCTCGGCGCCCGCCTGATCCGCGGCCTGCATCTGCTCCTGCAGCCCCACGATCTTGGCTTCGAGCTCGTCGCAGCGGGCGAGGCTCGCGTCCAGCTTGCCCCGCATGTCGTTCAGAATCGCAAGCGCATCCTCCTCCCCATCCGCTGGCTCCGTGCCTTCCGGCTCGCCCTCTCCTGCCGTCGGCTCGACCGATCCGATCATGAACGGGATCGCCGCCAGCAGCCCGGCCGGACCGAACGCCGCCGCGCAGACCGCAACGGCCATCGCGCCGATCAGCAGCATGACTCTCTTTCTCTTGCTCATAGCATCTCCTTGTGCGATATAGCTATTGCAGCTTGGAACGAATTTCCTTCATGGCGGCCAGCGCCCGCTTGTCGAGCACCGGCTTACGGCCGGACTTCGGCTTCTCGGCTTCGGCCGACTTCAGCAGACTGTCGATATCCTTGACCGCGGCCTTCAGGCTGCGCAGCACGCCGCGCAGCCTGCCCTTGTTCGTCGCGCTCAGCACCGCGCCCGCCTTCAAGCCGTCCAGATCAGCCTCTGCGACGCGCGCGACGTCCGGTCGCCAGACGCCGTACCGGCCGTCCTCGCCCTTCACCAGCGGCACGCCGTGGCCCTTGGCCAGCGCGACGTCCGTGTCCCAGTGGGCGGGGAAAGTAACCGGACTGACCTCCCACAGCTTCAGCTCGTCGAGGCTGCGCGGCTGGACCTTCCAGCCCGGCATCAGCTCGACCGGGTCCGCCTCTGTCAGCTCGTGCGCCCGCACGATGTCGAATCCGATCGACATCTTGTCGACCACGCCATCGGCGATCAGGGCCATGTGGTCGGCCTTCGTCGACAGGTCGGTCATCTGGGCGCGGAAGAACAGGCCGTGCTCGTCTTCCGCCAGATCCAGGCACTTGCCGATCGGCTGCATGACGTCGTGCTGCCAGAGCAGCTTGACGGACCCGATGCGGCCCGCGCTCGACAGCTCGTCGAGCTGCGTCTTGAACGCGCCGCGCTGGATGATGTCGCCCTGCAGGTCGATCGTACTGAACACTGCGGCGTGACCGCTGATCTCGCCCTTCTGGACGTCGGCCTTCACGTTGTCGACTGCGAACATTTTGACTTGGCGCTTCATGTCGCCTCCATGCGTTCAGAATCCATACATTCAGACCTGCTGTCAAG